AAAAAGAAAAAGAGAAAACAAAAAAAGAAAGAAAAACAATCTGTGTTATGGACAGTATATCATACTATCTTAGCCATAGAATTATTAATCATAATTATTATAGAAGGAGTAGAATTATATCATGGGTTTCAATAGTTATAAAATAAGAGACGGAAAACATATTCCAACTGAAAAATATAAAAAAAACTGGGACAGTATATTTGGTAAAGATAAAACTAAAGAAGAGTTACCAAAAGAAGAAGAAGATTACATTAAGGAGTTAGAAAAAAAGATATGAGTTTATTTGACAAACGAACTTACTACAAGCCATTTGATTATGGGTGGGCTTTTGAAGCTTACGACATGCAACAAAAAATGCACTGGCTTCCAAGCGAAGTACCATTACACGAGGATGTGAGAGACTGGAATGAAAGATTAACAGTAGAAGAAAAAAACTTAATAGGACAAATATTAAAGTTCTTTACTCAAGGTGATGTGGATATAGCACAAGCTTATTTAGATAAATACATACCTAAATTTAAAGCACCGGAAGTTAGAATGATGTTGTCTTCTATAGCAACAAGTGAAGCTAATCATGCACATAGTTATTCATTATTAAATGATACTATTGGTTTGCCTGATAAAGAATACAAAGCATTTCAAGAATACAAAGAGATGGCTGATAAACATGAATACTTGTTTACATCTAAAGGTAAAGGACTAGAAGGTATGGCTAGAGAGATAGCTTGTTTCTCTGCATTTGGTGAAGGCTTACAGTTGTTTGCATCATTTGTTATGCTTCTTAACTTTCAAAGATATGGACGTATGAAGGGAATGTGTCAGATTGTAACTTGGTCTATTAGAGATGAGACACACCATGTTGAAAGCATGATTAAATTGTTTCATCAATTAATAAAAGAAAACCCAAATATTTGGACAGAAAAATTTAAAGCAAGTATCTATCAAACATGTAGAGATATGGTAGACTTAGAAGATAAGTTTATTGATTTGGCTTTTGCTATGGGTGGTATCAGAGGATTAAAAGCAGAAGAAGTTAAACAATATATTAGATACATTGCTGACAGAAGACTGTTACAATTGTCTTTAAAACCTAATTATGGTGTAAAAGATAACCCATTAGGTTGGTTAGATTGGGTATTAAATGGTGTAGAACATGCTAATTTCTTTGAGAATAGAGCTACAGAATATAACAAAGGAACTATAACAGGAAACTTGTGGGACTAAAGTGCCCTTTTTAGAAGAAAACAATATGATTGACCAAGAAGATTTAGTTTTACCTGCAACAGTAGACGAGTTAGTTAAACTTTTAAACAAAGTTTATCCTGAAAAGTCTGCTGTTTTAACAAATATACTTTGAAGCAGGTCAACGTGATGTTGTCAAGTTTATTAACATGTTAAAAGAGAGGACAGAGAAGTAATTATGTGTTTATCAAAGCCTAAAGCACCTCAAATTGTGCAAGCTCCTGCACCTATTCCACCTTCAGCGCCTATTGAAGAAGATAAAGCGCCTAAAGTAGAAACAGCAGTAGATATGGACAAAGATTTAGATTTGAAGAAAAAGAAAAAAGTTGGAACTACAGCTTTACAAACATCTTCTGGTCTAAACATACCCACTACATCCGGTTTAAATATAACTTAATATTATGCATTATAATAATATGTTACAACAAAGCGCTAAAGAGCGATACGAAACATTAAGACAACACAGAGAACACTTTTTAGATAGAGGACAAGAGTGTAGTGAATTAACTATACCTTCACTTTTACCACCAGATGGCTTTCATTCTTCTACAGATTTATATAATCCATTTCAATCAGTTGGCGCAAGAGGCGTTAACAACTTAGCAAGTAAACTTCTTTTACTTTTGCTTCCACCCAATTCCCCATTTTTTAGATTATCAGTATCAGGTAACGCTAAAAGAGATTTAGACCAACAAAAAGAAATTAAGTCTGAAGTAGAAAAATCTTTAGCAACTATTGAAAGAGAAGTCTCAAGTAAAATAGAACAACTTGCATTAAGAGTTAGTGTGTTTGAAGCATTAAAACATTTAATTGTAGCAGGTAATGTCTTAACTTACTTACCTAAAAAAGGAACTATGAGAGTATTTCCTTTAACAAATTTTGTATGTAAAAGAGATGCTTCAGGTAACATTGTAGAAATAGTTATTGAAGAAACTATTCATCCAACATATTTAGATGGTGACACATTAGAAAGAATTTCACAGTTTGAAGATTACAAACCAGATGAAGAGTGTGAACTTTACACACACATTTACAAATTAAACGATAAAGAATTTTACACTTGTCAAGAAGTAAAAGGTGTTAAGATTGAAAGCTCACAAGGTACATACCCTGTAGACAGTCTACCATACCAAGCATTAAGAATGGTAAGAGTAGATAATGAAGATTATGGTCGTGGTTATGTAGAAGAGTTTTTAGGTGATTTAAAATCATTAGAAGGATTATCTCAATCACTTGTAGAAAGTGCAGCTGCATCTTCTAAAGTAGTATTTATGGTAAGACCTAATTCTGTTACTAGAAAAAAAGATTTAGCTAATACTAGAAACGGTGACATAATTACTGGTAGTGGTGATGATGTAGCAGTATTGCAAGCACAAAAACAATATGACTTACAAGTCGTAGAGAGAAGTATTGCTAAGTTAGAAGAAAGATTATCGTATGCTTTCTTATTAAACACAGCTATACAAAGAGATGCTGAAAGAGTAACAGCACAAGAAATTAGATACATGGCTCAACAATTAGAAACTGCTATGGGTGGTATATATTCATTACTATCACAAGAGTTTCAATTACCTTTGGTGACCATATTAATGAAACGTATGTCTCAAGCAAATGAGATACCTTCATTACCTAAAAATTCTGTTAAGCCTACAATTATTACAGGTGTAGAAGCTTTAGGTAGAGGAAATGATTTACAAAAATTAAGAGAATTTGTTGCTGAGATTGCAAACTTAGCACAAGTAAATCCTGCTGTAGTACAAAGTTTAAATGCTCAGGATTTAATTAAACGTATTGCTACTGGTTTAGGTATTGATACGGAAGGTCTTGTTAAGTCTGATGAAGAACTTGCACAAGAACAATCAGCTCAAGAAGATGCTATGCAAAATCAACAGATGATGCAAATGGCAGAGAAGGCTATAGCACCCGCAGTACAAGGTGCTATGAAACAATCACAAGAAGGATAATTAGATGGTAGATAAAGTAGAAATACAGGAAGAAGAAACTGGTATTGAACAACCAGTAGAACAAACAAACGAGACACAGTCGGCACAAAGTAAACCTGAAGGCTTGCCTGAAAAATTCAACAGTGTTGAAGATTTAGCAAAGTCATATGCAGAGTTAGAAAAGAAACTTGGTGGACAATCTCAAGAAACAAAAGACGAAGTAGACCCAGTTGCTAAAGCAACACCTAAGTCTGATAATAATTTAGAAATAGCTGAGAAAGCTGTTACTGATGCAGGTTTAGATATGTCTTCTTTACAAGCAGAGTATGCTGAAAAAGGTGAGTTAGATACAAAGTCTTATGAAGCTTTAGAAAAAGCAGGCATATCAAAAGAATATGTGGATAGTTACATTGCAGGTCAAGAAGCTATTGCTAAAACACAAGCAGATGAAATTAAATCTACTGTTGGTGGTGATGACACATATCAGGAGATGGTTGACTGGGCTTCTAAAAATATGACTGAAGGTGAGAAAACTGCTTACAACAAAGCTGTAAACAGTGGTGACATGGACACAGTTAAACTAGCTGTCAATGCACTTAAAGGTCAATTTGAAAGAGCTAATGGTGTTGAGCCTAAACTTGTAGAAGGTAAAGCACAACCAAGTCAAGAACAAGGTTTCTTGTCATGGGCTCAAGTAACAGAGGCTATGGCTGACCCTAGATATGCTAAAGATATGGCATATCAAAACGAAGTTAAAAATAAATTAGCTAACAGTAACTTATAATATGTGGTTAATAGCATTAAAAAAGCTGTATGACGCAGAGGTTGCGGAGAGTACAGCAGTTATTGATACATTTTTAAAAAATTCTGTTGGTGTTGCAGACCATGATAATTTTATGAAAACTATAAAATCACAGTTTGATAAATTAGTACATGCAAAACATGCCATATCAGAAATTGATGAAATAACTAAAAACGTAACAAAAGGAAAAAACAATGTACGGAAAGAAAAAAGCTAAAGGTAAAAAAATGTTAAAAGGTGGACAGAAAAAACTACCTGCTGCATTACAGAAAAAAATTATGAAAGCTAAAAAGAAGTAATGGCTAAAAAAGGACTGTACGCCAACATCCATGCGAAGCGTAAACGTATCGCTGCGGGTTCTGGTGAAAAAATGCGTAAGGTTGGAGCTAAAGGTGCACCTACTAAAAAACAATTTAAAAGAGCGGCAAAGACAGCTAAGAAAAAGTAATGCCGGCTAAAAAATATCAGTCACCTTCCGGCGGTTTAAATGAAAAACTGGTGCTAATTTAAAAGCTCCAGTCACAGGAAAAGTTAAACGTGGTTCTAAAGCGGCTAAGCGTAGAGCTAGTTTCTGTGCTCGTATGTCCGGAGTAAAAGGTGCAATGAAAAAACCTAATGGTAAACCTACAAGAAAAGCTCTAGCATTACGTAAATGGAAGTGTAGATAGTTGTGCACCCTTTTTAGGGGGCAACTTGCCAACACATATTTAATAAAGTGTAATAACTTGACCACCTGCGGGTGACAATCTTGAATGTGAAACTGAAACATATGTAGAGGCTTTTATAAATAAACGTCATAACAAAGGAGAACACTATGGCAAATGCAAGTCCAGTATCAGTTGGAAGAGTAAATGCAAGTGGTTCGGAAGACGCTCTGTTTCTGAAAGTTTTTGCGGGAGAAGTACTTACTTCTTTTGATAGAGCTTCAGTAACTCAAGGTGCAGAAATGGTTAGAAGTATTTCTAACGGTAAATCTGCAACTTTCCCAGTAATGGGTAGAGTGGATGCTTCGTACCATACAGCAGGTGCTGAAATAACTGGTTCAGATGTAAACCACAACGAGAAAGTTATTACAATTAATGACCTTCTTTTATCTTCAGTATTTTTATCAAATATTGAGGAAGCAAAAAACCATTGGGATGTAAGAAGCGATTACTCTACAGAAATTGGTAGAGCGTTAGCTTTCCAAAAAGATAAGCATATCTTACAAACAATTGGTCAAGCAGCACAAGCTTCTGCAAACGTAGCCGACAGCGGTTATGCAGCAGGAACTGTACTTACAAACACAGGTATTGCTTCAGCTACTGCTTCAACAGCAGCGAACGCAATGATTGATAGTTTGTTTGATGCGGCTAAACAATTAGATGCAAACTACGTTCCAAAAGAAGGTAGAAAAGCATTTATCAAATTAGAAGAGTACTACAAATTAGCAAACGGTACTAACGTAACTAACGTTGACTTCTCAGGTCAAGGTTCAATTGCGGAAGGTAAAGTTGTTAAAGTAGCAGGTATTGAATTAGTACCTACTGCACACTTTGTAGCGTCTAACGTAACTGCGGCTCCGGATGCAGGTTCAGCAACTGCGGGTGGTTCAAACCCTCAAGCTGTTGACTTATCAAACTACGTATGTTTGGTATCTCATCCTTCTGCTGTAGGTACTGTAAAACTTATGGATTTAGCTGTTGAAAGCGAATATGATATAAGAAGACAAGGTACTCTAATGGTTGCTAAGTACGCTATGGGACACGGTGTCCTAAGAGGCGAGGCAGCTGTAGGAATTAAAGAAGCGTAATAGCTTAACTTTAATATTATTAGTGGCGGTAGAGGGAGACTGAAGCCGCCGCTATATTAACTAATAGGATATTATGACTACACAGATTACACCAACTACGGAACTACAAGCGATAAACATAATGTTGTCTGTTATCGGTGAAGCTCCAGTTAACTCAATTACAGGCACTACATCCGTTGATGTAAGTACAGCAAAAAATCTTTTAGATGAAACTTCTATGTCAGTTCAATCTCAAGGATGGCATTTCAATACACATGAAAATTATAAAAACTTGGCATTAGACCAAGATAGCAAAATTCCCCTACCTTCAAACTGCGTTAAAGCTGACGCTAGTAAAAACTTTAGATACATAAATGTTACATTAAGAAATGGTTTTCTATATAATTTAGAAACACATACAGATGTTTTTACAACAGTACCAGAAGTAGATTTAGTTTTAGTACAACAATTTGAACAACTTCCAGAATACGCAAGACAATACATTACACAAAAAGCATCAAGAAGATTTGCTTCAAGATTTTTAGGTGATGCTCAAATTGTGCAATTAATTGGACAAGATGAAAATGAAGCACTTATGGCATTTCACCAAGCAGATAGTCAAGAAACTGATGTGAATATGCTAGAAGGTGATAGTAATACTTACTCAATAATTAATAGACCAACTAGAAGGACTTATTAATGGGTGGAGTAGTATCTCAGAGTATTCCTAATTTTCTGAATGGTATCTCACAACAAACACCAACACAGAGAGGTATCAACCAAGCAGAAGAACAGGTAAATTTACAAAACAATATTGTAGATGGTTTATCTAAAAGACCTGCTTTTGAATATATAGACACTATAGATGCTACCAATGTATTTCCTA